ACATTGACGGTTTCATATTAACGCTCGATGCCTTTATTCGCAAATGCTCCATAGATGCCATGATTGAGGCCATGTATGTGCGATATTATGAATTTGAGCCCGTAGTTATGGGCCTTGAAGACAACGTATTTCAAAAACTGTTATTCCGGGATTTTGACCGGGCTGCCAAAGAAAAGCGGCGGCATCTGCCTTTAAAGGGTGTGACCCATACGACCTCAAAAGAGTCGAGAGTGGCGCGGATTTCGCCCCTGGTTGAGCGCGGGATTTTGCGGTTTCAGAGAGACCAGGGGGACCAGCCCATACTAATTGAGCAACTGCTTTATTTCCCCTCAACCACAGTGCACGATGACGGCCCCGACGCATTAGAGGGAGCTGTTGATCTGTGCCAGGCTGCGGGCGGTGACCTGGATTTTGTGAGCACAGGCCAGAAATGTGATTTTAATTACGCAATGGATAGATATTAACCGCGAAGGGGTCTAACCGCGAAGGGGTCAAATCTTTATTATTGACAATTTTTTTTCTTGTCAAGAATAAAGATTTGACCCCTTTAAGACCCCTTTAAGAGGACTCAGCGGTGAAACATAGGGCATAAAATGGCAAAAGAAAAAGACATAAAAAAACAAAAACCTATCGAGTCGGAAATCGCCACTACCGGCAAAGATCCGGATATATTTTATGGCTGGATCAATGCGCTGATTAATCCCGACCCTGTTCTGCAGAACGAATCCGGCGGCCTGGGCGTAAAGCTGTATGATGAGATCGCCCGCGATGCTCATGCGGGCAGCGTGCTGCAAACCCTCTATCTGTCCGTAATCGGCAAAGAATGGGAAGTCGTGCCCGCCGGCGCGGACAAGAAAAAGAAACACACCGGCAACTGGGAAACACGGGAAAAGAAAATTGCCCGGTTTGTGGAAGATGCCCTGGGAAAATGTAATTTTGACCAGATGCGCTTAGAGCTTTTGCAAGCATATTTGTATGGCTATTACGGCGCGGAGGTCATGTGGAAAACAGACCATAACGGCGACGTAATTATTGACAGATTTTTCGGCAAACACCCTCGCCGTTTATCCTTCACCCTGGATCGCGAGCCGCGCCTTCTGACCATTCAAAACATGATCGAGGGCGAACCCCTCCCGGACAGAAAATTTCTAATTTTCACCTATGGCGATTCGGACAATCCCTACGGCAAGGGCCTGGGGCAGAAACTGTGGTTCCCCCTTTGGTTCAAAAAACACGGGGTAAAATTCTGGGTCATTTTTCTGGAAAAATTCGGTATGCCCACCATTGTGGGCAAATTCCCGGCATCAAAAAAAGGAGAGCGGGCCAAGCTCCTGGAGGCCATTGCGGCCATCCAGTCGGAAACGGGCGTAGTTATTCCCGAGGATATGGCTCTGGAATTTCTGGAGGCGGCCCGCAGCGGCAAAGTTTCTTACGGTGAGATGTGCGAGTACATGGACCGGCAGATATCAAAGGCCGTTTTGGGGCAGAACCTGACCACGGATATATCCGAAAAGGGCAGCTACTCTGCGGCCCAGGTGCATGAGGATGTGATGCAGCTCATTGTCGAGGCCGTCGCGGACCTGCTTGACGCCTACCTGAACAAGACCCTGATCAGATGGCTGGTGGACTACAACTTTTCCGGAGTGACCGAGTACCCCCGGTTTGTCACCCAGGCGGGCAAAAAGCCCGACTTGGAGTCCCTCAGCAAAGTGCATAAAACCGTGGGCATTGACATGGGCTTGCCCATCACCCATGCGTTTCTTTATGAGACCTACAACATCCCCGAGCCCGAAGAGGGTGAAGAGGTTATCGAGCGCCCCGCACTCCAGGCCATGCTGCCGGCAAGTCAGGAAGACGAGGATGGGGATGACGACGGGAACACCCCGGCGAGGGGCAAACCAAAGCCCGGAGACAAACAACAGCCGAACCAAAAGCCGAAGACGAAGGGCAAGGACCCTGCCTTTGCCGAAGGCGACGATCCGAAATATCCCCCGGAGCAGATGGCCATAGAGGCCCTGGTGGATAAGTCCGCCAAACAGGCCGTCAGCGTGTTCAGCGAAATGCTGAAGCCGGTTAGAAAAATTATCATGGAGGCCGAAAGCCTCCAGGACGCCAAAGACAAAATCTTTGCCGAGTATGAACACATGGACCCCCAAGAGTTAGAGGACCTACTGGCCAAAGCGCTGTTTACGGCGCACATGCACGGGAGGGCGACTATTGCCGACGATACCGCAGCCTGAGCTGAAACCCCTTCCCTTTGAGGAGGCCATAAAATTTTTCGGGGACAAAGTGCTCCTGACATCAAAAGAATATTACGCCCTGAGCGAGGAATCGCGGGCGCGGGCTTTCACCGTGGCCAGGGTAGCCAAAATGGACATCCTGGAGGGCATTTATGAATCCGTAGATTCGGCCATAAAGGACGGCGAAACCCTGAAGGACTTTCAGGCCAACATCGACGGGCTGGCCGATGTATCAGGCTGGGTGGGCCTGGAAGCCCATCACAGCGAGCTGGTATTTCGCAATAATATTCAGACCAGCTACGGCGCCGGCAGGTTTACGCAATTAGATAAAGTCAAGGAGAAATTTTACGCTGAATACAACGCCATTGATGACAGCCGGGTCCGGGAGACGCACTTCTGGCACAACGGTAAAATATATGCGGTGGATCACCCCTTCTGGGATCAGTGGACGCCGCCCAACGGGCACGCCTGACGCTGCGGCATGCGCCCCGTGCATAAGTACGAGGCCGACGAGCAGGGGCTGCGCGTAGAAAAGGACGACCCGACCGGGCAGATGGTCACCGTGACCAACGCCAAAACGGGCAAAACGGAGCAAGTGGTCCTCCAGCCCGACCAGGGATGGAATTACAACCCGGGCAAAGCGCAATGGAAGCCGGACTTAAAAAAGTATCCGGACGAGCTGAAAGGGCACTACCTGAAAGATGTGGCTGAGCAGAAGAAAAAAGCAGCTTAAAAAAATATCACCGCAGAGCACACAGAGCACACAGAGAAAAAAATTCTTTGCGCTCTCTGCGGTGTAAAAAAGGAGAGTAATCAATGTTTGAGTTCAAAGGATTTGATGACTGGGTCCCGATCTTTGCCGGGGGCAAGCAGCGCGACTCACAGGGGCGGATGCAAGATGGGGACGCCCTGATTGACAAGGCCATAGCAAGCTTTGACGCTGAGGTGCACGAGCCGCCCCTGGTGGTAGGGCACCCCAAAGACAATGACCCCGCTTACGGCTGGATCGGCGGGCTAAAAAAGGCAGCGCAAAAGATCAAAGGGCTGGGATTGGTGAATGTGCTGCTGATGAAAACGCGGGACGTGGTCCCCGAATTTGCCGCAGCCGTTAAGCAGAACCTGTACAAAAAACGGTCGGCCTCATTCTATCCGGACGGACGCCTCCGCCACGTCGGATTCTTAGGAGCAGCGCCTCCGGCGGTGAAAGGCCTGCCCAACCTGGCTTTCAAAGAGGAGGAAAACACCCTCGATTTTAATGATATAGACGCGGCCGACTTTACAGGGCCGTCCTATATCTTTTCGCGAATAGCGACGGTTTTTTCCCGTCTCAGGGACAGGTTTATTGAAAAAGACGGCCTTGAGGAGGCCGATAAAATAATTTCATCTTGGGACATAGACAACCTAAAGGACGAAGCGAACAGGGCGCAGACCGCAGAGGTCGTGCCCACCGAGTCGGCATACGCCGAAAAAAAGGAGGAAAATTCTATGGGATACACCGAAGAGCAGCTTCAAACCCTTCTGCAAAAGCAGAAGGACCGGGACACCAAAAACTTTACGGAAAAATTGGACGCGGCCACAACCAAAACCGAGCAGGACGTCCGGAATCGGGTCGAGGCTGAATTTGCGGAGAAAGAGGCCGCCCGGGCCGCCGAAGTACGCAAAAAGGAAATCAAGGATTTTATCGACCAGGGCGTGAAGGACGGCAAAATCATCCCCGCCTGGGTCAAGATGGGCATGGCCGAATTCATGGAGAACCTGGCCGCCGAAGAAACAATGGATTTTATGGACGGCAAAAAGCGCACCTCTCTCGATTGGTTCAGGGACTTCATGGCAGAGCTGCCCAAAGTGGTGGAGTTCAAGGAAATCGCCACCCGCGACCAGGACGCCGGCAGCCAGGGCACGCAAGCCAAACGCGATAAACTGATCAGCGATTTTCAGGAATCCGAAGCCAAAGCCGGGCGGATCGTCAGCTATAAAGACGCCGTCATTACCGTATCCGCCGCCAACCAGGAACTTTTTGAAGAAGATAGATAACCCAAAAAGGGGTCAAATCTTTATTTTTGACAAGCAAAAAGCAAAAACTTGTCAATAATAAAGATTTGACCCCTTCAGGCAAGAGAATCAAGCAAATAAATCAAGGAGGAATTAAATTATGGGAATGGGACCAACCACAATACTCAATAAAAAGGCGAAGTGTACGGCAGCCATAGCCACAGCCTATACTATAGGCAAACCCGGCGCAGACGATGACCACATGAGCGTGGCCGCTGCGGCCACGGATGCGCTGCTGTGTATTTTTCAGCACACAACCGCCGCCGCCAACGACACTGTTGACTGTAAGCTGGCCGGTAGTATCTCGGACCTGAAATTGGGGGGCACAGTCACCAGGGGAGACAGGATCACCTCGGATGCCAACGCCTGCGGGATAACCGCCACCCTGGGACAATCCGTAATCGGCATCATCACCAAATCCGGGGTCAGCGGAGACATTAAACCGTGTCTGATATTACCGCAAGTCTATGCGCCCAACCAGGGCGTAGACGGGCTCAACCTCCTGGGCACAGCCAGGGCAACTTATGATTTCGATGTTGACGGCGGGGCAGTAAGTTCAATTGGCCTCGGCGTAACAATCCCGGCTAATTCAGTTATCACGAAAGCCTGGTTTGATATTATTACCGTTTTTACCTCTACCGGCGATAATGGGACTATTGCTCTAAATGCAGAGGGCGCAGGGGATTTATTAGCGGCTGTTGATGCCGATACTCTATCCGCCGGGCCTAATGCCGGTATACCTGTAGGGACGGCAGCGACGATGGTGAAAACAACAATAGCCAGGGAATTAACTATTACGATAGCTACAAACGCGATACTTTCAGGGAAATTAATTCTTTTCGTAGAGTATGTAAAAACCTTAGTCGCAACCTAAACAAAAAGGGACCAGTTAACTTATAAGTAATTAAGTAATTTGAATCGGGTTTGCTCGGCGGTTGATCACCAAAGGGCAACGTAAGAATAAAAAAAGGGCAGCATGAGTGCTCATGTCATTCATGCTGCCCTTTTTTTATTGCCCGGACACAAGGAGATAAAAAATATGCCATACCCAAGCGCAGTACACCAAGACGCGGTACTATCCAACCTGTCGGTTCAGTATAAAAATGGGGTCATGATTTGGCCGTATTTAATGCCTGTTGTGAAAATGAGCAAACGGTCGGACATATATTATGTCTACACCAAAGCCGACAGTTTCAGACTGATTGACGACTCA